AGCCTCAGATGGACACCAAACCGTACGATCAACACCCAATGGGATCATGTGAACATTGTTGTGAAACTGGGAGAACAGATCAAAGTTGTGCATAGATGGAACAATCATTGTTTCAATCAACGGCATATATTCATAAAACTGTGGTGGCAACCAGTTTGTTTCCCACATTGTCAACACCGACACACGCTGATCATCAAACCAGCCTGTAATCAAATTGGGTCGTAACGCAAACAGCACAGTTTCAGCACGATCATCAAGTGTTACCTTTTCCGATAACGCAGTCTTTAACCCTTGCACCATTTTCCCGTAACCGATATGCGGGATGTTTACACCTTCAACACTTAAAAGTCGGGAAGTATCCCAGTTTCGGCCTGCCATTTTTCGTTTGCTCTCGCTTCCACATTTGCGGCACCATCAATTTTGTTTGGCTGTATACCGTCTTGACGTAATCGTTTGTATGCGTCTAGGTCCTTGTCTAGCACACGATCTTTTTGTGCGATGGTTGCTGACCGTGAAGAACCTGTACGGGTAGGCATAAGTTCTGCGCTGAACCCGACTGCTGACACCTTGCACCCGAAACAACCCTCAACATCCAGGTCAGGATGTGTCTCTTGGTGTTTGATCACGTTATGTAACTCCCGTATCCTGCTGCTGTTAACGATGCTACTTCAGTAGCATCCACCTCAATGTCATGTCCACCAAGATAGGTCTTGATGACCGTAGACATGTCTGACGGTTGGTTCTCTGTGTAAGACAGGTTAGTTAACTGAAATACGTTACGGCCTCTAGGGGTAGCTGCGTAATGCACGGCAAGCCTGTTAGCGAGGCGTTGTTCTTGGGATAGGCGATCACCTTTGATGTTGAACTCTGCTAACCGTGGGGTCACAAAACTATCGGTTGGTGTACGAAAAATTGCCATCAGGTGATACTAGCCCCAAAGCCTGCTGCGGTCAATTCTGTTACTTCGGCATCAGTCAAAAAGTGGTCACGCCCACCATGCCACAGTTTCAATACTTGCCCCATGTCTCGTTGTTCAACAGTGGTGTAACTGTCATCTGTGAGGTGATACAGGTTTAACGCTCGAACACCACTCCGGTTGTAGGACTGCAAACGGTTTGCTGTGCCTTCACCACGGAACGTTCCTTGTGAGTAGGTAGTTGTGTATGGGACTCGGAAGATGTGGGATTTCATCCACACAGCAAATGTATCTACTGACTGCCCTGTACCTGTAGCTGTTCTAACAGAAAGTCTCGCACCAACCGTTGCTGATGTTCCCGTACCCGAACCCGCCGCTGTACGGATAGCCGTGACGTACGAGGATGCGGTTGACGTTCCTGTGCCAGCATTCGTACCAGTTCTAACGACAACATGAACGGACAGTGTAGTGGAAGACCCTGTACTGTTGCTGTAAGCCGTTCTAACAGGCGTAATTTTACCAACAGTAGTAGCAGAGCCAACACCGCTTCCTGACGCTGTACGAGGCGCGAGATGCAACCCTGTGGAATCCATTGTTCCAACACCCGAACCCATAGCAGAACGAATTGCCGCCTTCAGTGATACCGCAGTATCAGAACCAGCACCCGAACCTGTTGCGGTACGTTGACGTAGCACTTGTGCGACAGAAGACGCAGTACCTAAACCTGATGCTGTAGCAGTAACCGTGACAACAGCACGAACACCAAGATAAAATCTTCCACCAAAACGGAACGGAAAACTAAAGTCAGTTAACTGACCCAACCTTTGCTCAAAGTTTGTGTGAGCAACAGACGCAGAACCAGTACCAGAACCAGTCGCAGTACGACCGACAACAACAAAATAGGTTCCCCGATAAAACGGGTGAGTATCAACAAACGGTTCCGAGAACCCTGTAACCGCTGTAATAGCCACTAGGGGCTACCTGCCTAGTCGAGCGACAGCGTGAGAGAAGTGATCTGAAAAGTATCGCCAGCAGTCACAGCCGCCGAAGACGACAACGCACCAGTCCACAAACAGTTACCAGCAGTGGCAGCATCCCACAACGACCAATGCGTATACGTTTCCGTAGCAGCAACGTTAGTCCACTCAATAGTTGCTGAAGTAGCAATAGAGCCAGAAGCAGCAGTAGCCCACGCAGCAACCTTACGGGTAGTCTCAGTAGCAGCCGCAGTCGTGCCAGCCTCACCAGCATCCGCTGTATGCAACTTCACATAAACATTCGTAGGAATAGTCCACGCAGTCTTACCAGTGGTGTGTTCCAGAATCTTTAATTCTGCATAGTTAGAAATAGACATACGAACCTTTCGACAAAAACATCATACACCAAACACAAATGGGGTGGCCGCAAGGTCGAGGGGAACCTGGGCCACCCCACAATGTGGAGGACTAGCGCAACCTAATTAGGAAGCGTTAGTGCCAATGCTTGATGCGCCATCAATACGACGCAACGAGGCTTCGCGGAAGCGACCGTAGCCACCCAACCAGTACCAACCGATTGGATTGAAACGCATGAGCGAATCAACCACAGGTCCACGAACAACCTTTGGAACAACACCGTTTCCATCAACCATTGAGTAAGCCTTAGCCAAAGCCTGGCGACCCATGATCAAAGTTGAGTAAACGTCAATTGTTCCAGTTGTGCTGGTTCCGTTTGATGCGTTGGTTGCCAACGGTGCGCGAGGTGTCTCAATGAAACGAACCGACTCAAAGGTGCCGATTTCGCCGTTGTAGATGTTTGCTGTGTCCACGTTGACGTGAGGTGCATTCCAAGATGCGTTGCCGGTTTCCTTGCGGAGATCGTACGAAACGTCTGGGTGAATGTAGCCCATGTAGTAACCGTTGAAGGTTGCTACGTTTGCGCCACGGAGTGCTGCTGTTTGCTTGCGAACATCGTTCGCAGTCAAAATAGCGTCAGCCTTAACTGTCACTACGCTTGTTGGGACTGTTGCGCCACCCGTAGCGTAAGCCACGTTTGTACCTGCTGCCAAAACTGCTGACACAACTTGATCGATGCTGTTACCAGCGTTGTAACCAATCAAGTTTGCTGCAACAGCATCAACATCGAGGAACGAGGTTCCACGAAGTTTTGCAGTGGTGTTAACCGTGTTACCGTATTCGGCAAGGGTTACAGTCACTTGGCTGTCTGCCATTGTTACTGGGGTGAGGTCAGATGTTTCGCTGATTGGTGATGTTGCCGCAGACATTTCCGAGAAAATGGTGAAGATAACCGAAGAACCAGGCATCGCCTGATTGGTTGCTTGCACATCTGCTGCTTGGTCAAACAACAGTTCTGAACGGAGAGCGAAATACGCCAACCGATCATACGCCGCCTGATCAACACTAAGTGAACTTTGCTGTGTAATTGCCACTATGATTCCTTTGGGGTAGCCCCAGAAGGTAGTGCGCCTACTGGAGAGTGATTAGTACTTTTCTGCTTCTGCTCTTGCCTGAGCCAGTAAAGCCATCACTTCATCCGAAGATTTTGCAGCATTGATACGTTGCGAATAGTCAACCGGTGCATCGCTTGTCTCGCCTGCACGACTGGCCTGAGCCACCCGATTCCATGCCTGCTGTTCGGCAGCCACTTCCTTTTTTTGTGAAGGTATGAGATTTGCTTCTTCGGCTGCTGCACGGATTGCTTCGGCTGTGAACTCACCGTCGTAGCCTTTAACGAACCATTTGGCACCTGCCGCATCAGGATCAACTCCTGCTTTGACAAACGCTAATTCTCGTTTGGCTGCTTCGGCTTCTTTGGCTTGCGCCTCTAAAGCCTTGTTCCGATCTTCCAATTCACGCATTCTAGCGCGTACTGGATTCCGTGTCGCTTGGTCTTGTGCTTCATCCTCAAACTCGAAGTCTGACTCTGACATGACCCACTCCTTCTGCCCACACTCTGACCGGAGGGTTCAGAATGGCTGCAAATCTCACCCCTTTTAACACATCGAAGACGGGGGACTTCCGATGGGTGTTCTGTTGAACACTCTCAGTATACACACACTCACTGTCGGTGTGTCAAGTACCCTACTGTGCGGTACCAACGGCCGTTTGGATAGCACCCGAAGTTTGTCCTTGTGTGCGAGCAAACTCACCGCCACCAGCAAACTCACCTACACGGCGACGCGCACGTTTGGCCAACTCTAATGCGGCTTGCGTATCGTAACCAAACGCTTGACCAACAATTTGTCCCTGTGTCAATCCTGTTTCACCAGCCATTTGTGTGGTTAGTTCACCAAGTTGACCTATATTGCCAAATCCTTGCTGTGCTTGCCCTTCGGTGATACCACGGGCAGCCAAATCTTCTGCGGTTGCTTTAGACAACTGCATACCACCAGACTCCAAACCTCTAGCAGCAATCTTTGCAGCCTGAGCTTGTTGTTGAAGCAAAGGTTCACCACGGGTAGGATCAAGAAAGTACGCTGCCAAATGGCCTTCAGAAACACCATACAAATCTTGCATCTGTCGACGCACTTCCGGATCAGCGTTTGCTACAGCGTTGTAGCCGTTGGTGATACGTGATTGGAACTCTGATGGGGATACGTCACCTGAAATAAGTTTTGTGATGTCATCGGTTGTGTCATAGAACCCTTGTGGCAGACCGTTTGATCGGACAACTTGCTTGTACTGGTCTTCCAAACCGATGTATTCTGCTGGAGAAAGTTCAGGTAGCCCTGCTTTTACGCGAGCATCGTTTGCTTTGAACCGTTCCTTGTACGCAGGTTCGTTTTTGATTGAGTAAAGTAACGCTTGTGGATTTGTAACATCAACGAAACCACTTGAATAGTTATTCCACAACGCCTCACTCAAAGCATCCAAACCGTAAGAGGCAAGAACAGCCTTGATCGTGTTTCGTGCATCACGGTTGGGAGAAAACCCCGTTCCACCACCAGTTCCAGTGCCGGTGTCGCCATTTCCACCACCCGTTGTTGTGCCGTCGACAGGGGCTTCACCGCCAGCAGTTGGTCGATTCAAGGTTCCGCCCGCATAAACAGGTGAAGAAACTTCGGTATCTGGGGTGGTTCCATACCCAGGGTCCATTGGGTAACGACCCTGCGAGTCACGCAAATCTTGTGGAATATCCACACCAGCATTAAAATCTGCTGCATTAAAAGCAAAACTCATATCACTCATTACTTAACCTTCCCAAACGCTTTAGCAATAGACAAACCGATACTTGTCGCATCCTGATTGGCTTGCTGTGTGTGCTGATAGCCAAAGGTCGGATCGGACTTCAGTTTTGTCACCCAGTCAGTTAAAGACATTTGACCAGT